GCCGCAATTCCTAGAGTTAGAGGATCTACCTATTCTCAGAACGTTTTTAACGGTTCTCGTACTGAATTGAAAACGATTACAGGCTATAAGTCTGAAAGCGAAGCTCAATCTAGTGCGATTGCCGTATCAATGTCCTGGGATGAAGGTAATCCTACTACCCCTCGGATGACCGGGAAATCCATGACTGACTTTCTCGTCCCTGGTTATCATAGAATTAAGAGGACTGGCGGATTACTACCCGTCAACCCTTGTTCTTCTATTGACCATGGTGAGATTGCCAAGTTCCAGGCAATGTGTATATTACGTTCCATCACCACTTCCGGCTCCGGTGCTTCTCAGCGCTGGTCCGTTACTGACCGTAAGGTCGTGTGGACTATCTGCCCTAATGTCGTGCCTACGCTTCCTTCAGGTAACGCTAATGCGTTACTTAACGAAGCTTATTCACGTCTGAAGGCAGGTTTTATGGACGTACTAACTTCCGCTTCTGAGTTTCATAAGACTGTCTCTTTAGTTACTGGCTTTCGCCGGCGCTGTAAAGACACTATTTTGAACTTAGTTCGGGAGTTCGGGTCAACTAAGAAAGGAAAAACTGTACGGACCTTTTCGCAAGGTCTCAAAGCTTTTTCTTCCTTTTGGCTCGAAGCACGTTATGGATGGCGCATTCTCATCTTTGAGTATAACTCTATCGCAAGATATGTTAACTCTAAGGAGAGCGGGATTTGTCGAAAGGCATTCCGTTCTTCCGGCTCCTTGCCGGATTCTGAGATTGTGACCGAAGCTACGTCTCCTGGCTATGCGATTATTGCTGCAAAAACAACAATATCTCGCACCGCTAAGATTCGAGCTGGGGTCGTTGGGAAGGTTAACATGTCCGCTCCTGGAAAGCTCGATCCTCTTACGACTGCTTGGGAATTAATCCCTTTGTCGTTCGTGATCGATATGTTCTGGAATGTCGGATCCGTTATCTCTGCCCAATCGCCTTTCTCCGGTGTTGATGTAGAGGCATCATGGGTTTCAAGAGAGGGGACTGCAAGTGTTAACATCGAATTTACGCCCATCCCGGGCGGAAACGAAGTTAAGTTCTTCCAAGTCCGTTCATCTGGAAACCCCATGAAGAGAATCTATTCTCGAGTTAGCCAAGAACCAAATTTTGGCATCTCGCCTGTTATCAACTTAAACCTCCCTAAGCTTGTAGACCTTGGATCGCTAACCGTGGTTCTTTACGGCGCTATCAAGGGTCTTGTCCGCCGTAATGGCGGCTAGCTTACCAACCTGGAAATAATTTCTATGAAATTAATCCCTAACTACGTCCTCAGTGGTTTCTCTGGGAACGGCAACGTAGCTCTTGCTACACGAGATGATAGCACCCTTCGCCTTCGTCTTGATGCAACTTACACCCGTAAGACGGCTTCTTATAACGGTTCGACTAAGGTATATTCTGTACCTGAGTCTAACGTTACAATTCGTCGTGATATTGGTGACATTAATGGTGATCCGATAGGTCAGCGTATGTCCGCAGCCGTTGCGATTCGCATCCCGGTCAGCTCTTCTGAGTCTGATCTTGATGCGCTTCTCACCGATTTGCGTGCGTACGTTAACGATACGGATTTGAAAGCTTCTCTTCTCCGGCAGGATTTACCTACTTGCTGTTCTGAAGAAGAAACTCCTTAACACCTTTAGTGTGTTGCTTCTATAACTCCCATTTACCAGGAGGTTGGTAATGTTACCAACATTAATAGACCGGCATGAATTATATTCGTGCCTTCAAGACGACCTTCAGACCCTGCGCGGCATTAGCGCATTTCGCGGTAAAAGAAAAATTGCTTTCAACTACTCTGTTGAGAGGCAACTTTCTGATATCAACCGAAAACAAGACGACGGAATGGTCAGCGAAAAACTGCAAGATTTATCTATTGCTAAGTTTTTTGCTAATCAAGAACGCTTATCGCGGCTTGATTTTGACCCATCGATAATTAGCAGCATTCGCTGCGAATTAAACATGATCCTCCCAAACGTTTCTGACGTAGAAGAGGAAATTTTCAGTCGTTGTTGCTTCGGCCCAGGGTCCGTTTTTCAGGCTAAGGGTCCTCGTGATAAATCTATCCAATATAAAATTGGAAAGGCTCAAACATGTGCTGGAAATACACGCCAGTTATTGTTTGATGCTCTTTCTCGCTTTCCCAATTGGGTTAGTAAGGTAGATTGCAAGGTGACCTATATACCTGGAAATCGCGCTGCTTTTGTCCCAAAGGACATAGTCAAGTGTCGCCAGATAGCAGTCGAACCTAGCCTAAATGTATTTATACAAAAAGGCATTGGTTCTTTCCTAACACACATCTTACGGCAAATAGGTATAGACTTGAGTAATCAAGAAAAACACCGCTTGGCCGTTCGACGCAGTTGGAAAACAATCGGTACTATTGATCTTTCAGATGCTTCTGATTCGATATCAGTTGCATTAATGAAAGCGGTTTTACCGAGTGACTGGTACGAGCTCCTAGATGCGGCAAGAAGTAAGTATACCTTGATTCGAGGGGAATGGGTTAAACCCCATTCTTTCTCTTCCCAGGGCAATGCTTTCACCTTCCCTCTAGAAACTCTTATATTCTACGTTGCTTGCAAAGCGGTTTGCCGTAATAGCGAACTCGCTCGCGATCCAACGTATCTATCTGTTTACGGTGATGATATCCTCGCTGATAAAGAGTCGTGTACCGTCATCAATCGTGAGTTCCCTAAGCTTGGCTTTGTAGTTAATACAGAGAAGAGCTTTTGGGGACAACACGAGGGCCTACCGAAATATTTTCGGGAGAGCTGTGGTGAAGATACGCTATTCGGTATCAGCGTTCGGCCGGTGTATTATAAACAAGATGCCACCCATCCTTCGATGGTTATGGCACTTGCTAACCGACTGTATGAGAAATGGGGAAGACTTCCCCGCACTCATAGGTATCTCTCGTCCATTATCCTTTTAAATCCGAGATTCAAGTATCTACTTGGACCTCGAGTTTATTGGAATAAAGACGATACATGTTTCACTAGGAATACGGTAGTAACATCGTACTCTGAGTGGTTCTGGTTTGAGACGGTCGGGGAAACCCCTCCGCGATGCCCAGATTCTGGTATCCGCACGCTTTATTGGTCTAATAAACCAAAAAGTCTGCCGAGTAGTCAACTCCTTGCTTACGAAGTCAGGCTTTTAGCCTTCCTTTTTAATCAAGGTGGTGACCCAGACAACATGCCCGTTATGACTCGTAAGTTATTACGTCGAACTATATTTTATTCGTCGTAGTCTCTTACGTAGCAGCGTCAGGGTTCCCGGCT